AGTGCATGAATCCAGCTTGGCTGCACCAGTGTCAGTGGCCTGGCTGGACATAGAAAAACCATACACTATAGATCGACAGCAATGGTTGATAGAAATTTGTCACACTGAATACACTGTAGAAGAATTGAGAGCAGGCCTATGGCTAAAAAGAATCGCATCACACCTGGACCTGTAGTTGATTGTGCCTGTGTGATACACAGCACTGGTTATGACTGGCGCTATGTGGAAAACTTGTACAGCATGCTGACCAGAGCCTTGCCCGGCGGCATACGATTTCATGTGTACACCGAGCATGATCGATCTGTGCCGCCACACATGATCAAACACATCTTGACCGAATGGCCCGGAATTGCTGGACCCAAAAAATCTTGGTGGTACAAAATGCAGATGTTCAATCCCGAGCATCATGCAGGCAATTTGCTTTATCTAGATCTAGATACAGTGGTGGTACGCGATTTGTCCTGGATATTGAATCTTGACACAAGATATTTTTGGGCCATACGAGATTTTAGATACCTACAAAATCCACACCATACAGGATTCAACAGCAGTGTCATGTGGTGGAACGTGTCTGAATTTTCGTGGATCTGGCAAAACTTTTCAAAACAAGATATCACACAATTGGTCAAAAACAATCCTGGCGATCAAGATTATCTTACAAAAGTCATTGACATCAATCAGCGTAGATTTTTTGAAGATCAATTGTTTGAAAGTTTTAGATGGCAGTGCTTGGATGGTGGTTATAATTTTCAGCGACGACAGCATAAATCTCCAGGCAGCGGTGTCACAATTGCACCCAATACTTCAGTGATAGTGTTTCATGGATCGCCTAAACCGCATCAAATATCTTCTGCAGAAATTACACAATTATGGAAATAATAACCTTATTGCAAATATGGGTATTATTGCCCCGGTTGACTGGTAATTCTGGGCATGCTAAACTACCAGCATAACAACAAAAACCCCAAAACTGCTGAAAAATGTCGCAGAAAACAGCTGGATTTTGTTGCAAAAAAGCCACAATTTTCTGGTTGACCAGTAATGGGTACTTTGCTATAATAGAAGCTTAGTAAGTAATTTTAACCGCACAAATAGGAGCCAACCAAATGAGTGCTATTCGTATTATTCGTGGTGAATACCGCGGTAAAACTGTAAAAAATCAGAGCTTTGCTCTAGTGTCAGGTTTTCAAACTGGTGCCAAAGGCGGGTATGTGACTGTGCAAAATGACGGCATCTTTCCCAATTGCCCCAGCACCATTCGTATCAAAGTAAACGCTATCTCTGACTATGAGATGGTATCAGGAGACAGTGTGACAGCACAACCGCAAATTGCCGAAGTGCCGGCATCAATCACAGAAACTGAAGAACAAGCCATGGATCGTATCCGTGAGCGTTTTGAAATTCTCACAGAAATGACCAAGGCTGCCATTGGCGGTGACATCCGTGCTATGATTGTGTCAGGTCCTCCTGGCGTGGGCAAATCCTACGGCGTGGAACAAGAAATCGAAAAAGCCACCTTGTTTGATAAACTGGCAGGCAAACGACTGCGGGCAGAAGTTGTCAAAGGTTCAGCCACACCCATTGGCCTGTACCAAACTTTGTACAAATACTCTGACGAGAACTGTGTGTTGGTGTTCGATGACTGCGACTCAATCCTGGTTGACGATGTGGCACTGAACTTGCTGAAAGGTGCTCTTGACTCGGGCAAGAAGCGTAAGATTTCTTGGTTGTCTGAGTCCAGCACTCTGCGCCGCGAAGGCATCCCAGACCAGTTTGACTTCAAAGGCAGTGTGATCTTTATCACCAACTTGAAGTTTGAAACCATGAAGTCGCAGAAACTGCGCGATCACCTGGACGCCTTGCAAAGTCGTTGCCACTACTTGGACTTGACTCTTGACACCATGCGTGACAAGATCTTGCGTATCAAACAGATTGCCAAAGACGGTGTGTTGTTCCAAGACTATGATTTTGAGCCTTGTGTTCAAGACGAGATCATTGACTTCATGAACGCCAACCAAAATCGCCTGCGCGAAATGAGTTTGCGTATGGCCCTGAAAATCGCTGACTTACGCAAACTCAGCGTAGGCAATTGGAAACGCCTAGCTGAAACCACTTGCATGAAAGCAGCCTAACATGGCCTGGGTAGCCGTAATTGTTGCATTGATTTGCGGCTACCCTTGGCTTGCTGCCTTCATTGCCTTGTTTTTATTACTGGATTAGCATGAGTGGTCTGGATTGGTCAGTGTTTTTTATGTTGCTGAATGGGTGGTTGGCCAAGGGCAGTTTTGAACGCGAGCAAAACACATTTGGATGGTTTTGTCTGTGCTTGAGCGCATGGGACTTGGCCAAGATATTGATAGTTTTATTTTAAAACGTTTGGGTCTGGTTGGCTCCGCCCAAACTTTATACAGGCACTTAGGTGCCTGTTTTTTTGACTTTTGTTTTGCATGTGTATATAATGATTAAAAGATACATACACTATGAAAAAAGCAACTATAACTATACAAGACGAAGTGAACATCAAAATTGAAGGTCTTGATCTTGATGCTCGCAAAGCCTTGGTCAAATCATTCAAATATGATATTCCTTATGCAAGATATTTGCCAGCTGTGAGACTGGGTCGTTGGGATGGTAAAGTTTCTTATTTTCAACTGGGTGGTAGCACGTATGTGAATCTGCTGCCAGAGATCATACCTATACTGGATCGATTTGATTACGATATTGAATTGGATGATCGTAGAGAATACTCAACCACATTTGAGTTTGATCAAGTCACAGAACAAAGTTATGCCAACAAGCTGTGGCCCAAGAATCATCCTGCAGAAGGTGAACCAATCCTATTGCGTGACTATCAGGTTGAGATCATCAACAACTTCCTGACCAATCCACAATGCATACAAGAAGTGGCCACAGGTGCAGGTAAAACCATCATGACAGCCGCACTCAGTGATGCTGTGAGCCGATATGGTCGTAGCATAGTGATTGTGCCCAACAAAAGTCTTGTGACACAAACAGAAAAAGACTACATCAACATGGAACTGGATGTAGGTGTGTACTTTGGAGACAGAAAAGAATATGGCCGTACACACACTATCTGTACTTGGCAAAGCCTAAACAACCTCATGAAGAATACCAAGAATGGTGTGGGGGATTGCACCATCCAAGAGTTCATTGAAGGCGTGGTATGCGTGATAGTGGATGAAGTACACATGGCCAAAGCAGATGCACTCAAAACTCTGCTGACCGGCGTGATGGCGCAAGTGCCAATTCGATGGGGATTGACTGGTACTGTGCCCAAGGAACTGTTTGAAAGCCAAGCATTACTGGTCAGTCTAGGTCCAGTGATCAGCAGGTTGTCTGCCAGCACATTGCAAGATGCAGGAGTATTGGCCAACTGTCATGTGAACATAGTGCAGTTGGTAGATCATGTGGAATACACAGATTATCAAAGTGAACTGAAATACTTGTTGGAAGAGTCTGGTCGCCTGGACACCATGGCATCGTTGATTCAACGAGTCAACGAAACAGGCAACACATTGGTCTTGGTGGACCGAATTGAGTGCGGACATCAACTGGTTGAACGACTGGGAGAACGTGCTGTATTTGTGTCAGGTGCTACCAAAGCCAAAACTCGTCAAACTGAATATGATGAGATTGCTGTGAGTGATGACAAAATTATTGTGGCCACATATGGTGTGGCTGCTGTGGGCATCAACATTCCGCGTATTTTTAATCTTGTGTTGATCGAGCCGGGCAAGAGCTTTGTGCGTGTGATACAGAGTATTGGGCGTGGTATTCGCAAAGCCGAAGACAAAGATCATGTGCAAATCTGGGACATTACCAGTACATGTAAGTTTGCCAGACGGCATCTAAACAAACGCAAGGCTTTTTACAAAGAGGCCAACTATCCATTCACAGCTGAGAAGTTGGAATGGATGAAGATCAAATAATGGTTGACTTCGTGGCACAAATACTATATTATTAACACATGAGAATTTTAACCCTAGACAACAGCTTTTATGACCTAGATCACTTGCCTGACGAAGTAGATGATATGAGATTTGCCATCTTGGACAACTCAGATCCCAAAGATCCAGATTATCATTTTATTCCTTTAATCTTCTTGGAAAGTTTCAATTCTCCAGCCCTGGTATTACGAATAGGTGAAGCCACAATAAAAATGCCCATGGACTGGCAAATCTTGATTGGCGAGCCTGACGTGGGAGACCTTGAAGTGCTGCCACTGACCAGTATAAATGATCGCGGCTTCAAGGTGTTCCAATTCAATCCCTTGACCAGTTTCCGTCCCAGCTTTCCTGACATTGAAATACTAGATGTGTATCACGAGGTCAATTGGTTTGCACCCAAGCTGAAAAATGGCCAACTGTTGGCCGTGCCCTTAAACGATGACGCAGAGCCTGACTGTGTGTATTTTGTCAAAGACATCAGCCGCAACTGCGAGATAGTAGACTATAACAAGGCCTGGTAATGGGACAGCTCAAACCTGGAGCCACATTGATATATGAACGGGTGGGTGACACAGTGTATCAGCGCGAAGCCGGAGCCGATCCTGACACACGAACAGAAGTGGGCTGGGATTATGAAACTCATGAAGAACGTAGGGACCATGACATCAGAGCAGGAATGAGACAACGACATGAAGCCTTGATGGAGGCCAAACTGTGGGGAGATATTCGTCGTGAGGCCAAGACCAATCCCACTTTACAAGATGCCTTGGAACATGCTATAATGATCTATCACCTGACCAAAACAAAATGAGCGACAAACTAAACATCAACAACGAGATGCGGCAACTGGACGCAAAGAATCGTGCATTCTATGACGAACTTACCTCAGAGGAACGGAAGAAATTCAGTACCTATCTCATGATACGTTGGGGTAGTGCAGTGGGCGGCAGTAGAGAACTACAAGAATACTATGTGCAAAGTACCAATCACTATCTCAACAAGCACTTCTTTGACATAGCCAAACATACCAAACTGCAATGGCTATGTGCAACTGCTGCCAGCCCTGGCATGGGTGTGATGCGGCATAACTGGATTGCACCCAAGAAGAAAGAAGCTGGACTTAGTGCCAAAAGAAAAGCACTCATGGCAATATTTCCCACATACAAAGATGATGAGATTGATGTGATGGCCCAACTGTTCACACAAAAAGAAATAGACGCTTACAATCGAGCCAGCGGCAACGACAAAAAATGACATTCACTTGCGGATACTGTGATAAAACTTTCTCAAGAGAAAGCAGTATAGAAGTACACATGTGCGAACCCAAACGTCGCAGACTGCAACGCGGCGATCGCGGAGTGCAACTGGGATTACAAGCCTATGTGCGATTTTACGAAACCATGCAAGGGTCGGCCAAGAACAAGACCTTTGAAGATTTTGAAACTTCATCCTACTATCGTGCATTTGTAAAGTTTGGACATTATTGTGTGAACACTCGAGTGATCAATCCTGAAAGATTCATGGCCTGGTTGCTGAAACAACAGAAAAAAATTGATCGTTGGTGCAGTGATCAGATCTACACAGAATACCTGGTAAATTATCTCACTGTGGAAGCTGTGGAAGATGCACTGGCACGGGCCATGGAATACGGATTGGATTGGGCTGAAAAAACTGGCAACCCGGCACATGATTGTTTGCGATATGGCAATGCCAATGCAATCTGTCATGCCATAACCACTGGACGAATCAGTCCTTGGGTGATTTACAGTTCAGAGTCAGGACAAAAGTTTTTGAGTGAATTGGGCACTGAACAAGTGGCCATGATTTGGATCTACATTGATTCAGATGTGTGGCAGAAAAAATTCCAGACCTATCCTGCGGATCATGAATACGCACAAGAAATGTTGAAGCAAGCAGGCTGGTAATGAAATATAAAAAATTAGCCGCTGTTGGAGACAGTTATTCCACAGTAGACTACGGACTCAGCTGGCCAGATTTGGTAGCTGAAAAATTACAATGCAAACTGATCCGTGCTGCAAGTTCAGGCGCCGGCAACAGTTTTTATGTTGAAAAATTACATGATTGTGTGAAAGATCCTGATGTGGATCTGGTGATTGTGCAGTTGACTGAGCCCAGCCGTGCTGTGATTGGACTACGTGCATGGGAAGAAGTTGCACAAGGCACAAGAGCCAGCCCTTACGGTAAAACAGTGGACCCAAGAGATCTCAATCACAATCACATATACAAAGACATTGGTTGTTATACCATGAATGTGCATGACAATCAACGATGGCTAGATCCATTTGTAGGACCCACCGGTGTTGATCGTTTTTGGCTTGGCCAAGGTGCAGGAACACGTTGGTGGAATTATCAATCTGTACACAGTGTGTTGGCAATGAAACAGCTCTGTGACACACACAACAAAAAAGTTGTTTTCTTTTCGTGGTTTGTTTCTTGGGACGAATTCTTTGTTCCTGGATATGAATGGTTGAGAGCCACACTGTTGTTGGGTCCTGATTCAGTTAGACAACAAGGCATAACAATGAATCTACCTGAAACCTCAGATGGGCATTACGGTACTGAATCAACTCAGCGGTTGTTTGATGAATACCTGTGGCTCAATTTACAACACATACTATGAATAGACTGTTTACTTTTGGCTGTAGTTATACCAGTTACATCTGGAGCACCTGGGCAGATATACTGGGACAATCAGCAGGCGAATTTCAAAACTGGGCCATATCAGGAGGAGGTAACCAGTTTATTTTCAACAGCGTACACGAATGCAACCAACGCAATCATTTTCGGCCAGGAGACACTGTGATTGTGTGTTGGACCAACATCATGCGAGATGATAGATACACTCACGGGTGGCAAAATCTAGGCAACATTTATACTCAACGGTTATACGATGCGGCTTGGGTTCGCAAATGGATAACTGAAAGAGGATGCCTACTACGTGATCTAGCAGCCATAGCTGGTGTTAAATTATTGCTAGAAACATCTGGAGTTGATTGGCGCTTTTTAAGCATGGTGCCAATTGATCAATCAGACCAATATACTGATACAAAAAATACCAATCAAGACTTGCTAGAGTTATATCATGATGTCATTGACCACATGCGTCCAAGTTTTTGGGAAGTGCTACAAGATAGACCCAAATTAAAATTTGACGTACATCCTTCTCCAACAGATCATCTATACTATTTGGATCAGGTGTTGCCAGAATTTGAAATCACACCATCGACAAGATTGCAAGCCCAGCGAGAAACTGTTACAATACAACATCCAGACTATCGCTCACCCGATTACAAAAAACCAACAATTCTAAGAGCATGAGTGCAGACATTGACATTGACTTTGCTGACAGAGAATCACTGCTGAAGTTGATTCGGCACACACCAGCGCGACAAAACAATGGGCGAAAACACAACTCGGGTATCTATATCACAGACATACCGCAGGATCCTGTTACAGGTTGTGCAGCCATTGACTATGAAACAGCCGAAGCCCGGGGCTACTTCAAGATTGACCTGTTGAACATGAGTGTGTACGGACTAGTACGAGATCCTGCACACTATGAACAGATGTTGGCAGCACAACCACCATGGACAAAATTATGGACAGATCCAGTCTGGGCTGAACAATTGGTTCACGTGGGAAATTACACTGAACTGCTGAAGACCATGCAGCCTGACTCAATTCCCAGAATGGCAGCATTCATATCAGTGATACGTCCGGGCAAAGCACACCTGCAGAATAGACCATGGTCCGAGGTGTTTGACTCAGTATGGGATGGTGACCTCAGTCGGGGATATGTGTTCAAAAAAGCCCATGCACTTGGCTATGCAGCCTTGGTGGCCTTGCACATGAATCTGCTCAATCAAGACGCCGCACCAGCATGATGCTTTTGCGCTTGCTCTTTTTGCGGGCTATGTCCAGCAAACTGCAAGCAGGACCGTGCAAGATTTCTAGATCTTTGTTCACAAACGTGCGTAGGGTATAACGAAATTGTTCCCAATCCTTGCGTAGGAATATGTTTATGGGAATGGATCGATTGCTTTCCCACCACCAAATTGATGCCAATTCTAGATAATTTATTTTGTCGGCCTGATCTGTTACTGCACCAAAGTCGTAGATGGTAGTGACCACATCATCTTTGTTCTGTATCACACCCACATATTCAGCATTGGCATACATGCACAAGCTGATAAATGGATATTTCTCAGTTAATTTTTCGAATACGTTGTTTCCCATCGCGGGTATTTATGGTCAATATTTTTTGGATAAATAATAGGATATGTATTCTACCACCGTTTATCTTTACCAACAAATCACGCGAGTGCTGCTAGTAGACACCAGTGGGGGATACTTTACTATGAGGTACGACCCTGTGTACGCAAAAACCCTAACCATTAACAAAGGTGTTGACAATGTGCTGTTGTTTGAGTTTATAAACCAAGATCAAAAGCCTGTGAACATCACTGGCAGCACATTTGTGTTCCGACTGATTGATCAAGCTGGCGGCCAATTGCTGTTGACCAAGGACATGGAAACACTGAGTGCCAGCACAGGGCGTGTGAAAGTGGTGTTAGACAGCGCAGACACTATCAATATTCAGGCACAACCTGCCAGTTACAGCATACAACGTTCTGCTGGTGACTATGTTCAAGCAGCATATACCGGGGCTGACAGTTCTGCCCGAGCTGACTGTAACATTGTAGACAGTGTGTTCCCCAGTTTCATTCCCAGTGCAGATTGCACTGTGCCAGATCTGTACGGCAAGAATCAATATGTGGGTACCGCTCCCACAGCATTCCCTGATTGGGCGTTGACACCACAGCCTATCAACAGCATACAGCAGACTGAATTTTATTCCAGCTATATCAACACCAATCAAACTGCATTTACCACCATCAAGTTTGACCTGGTGCATTACACAGGCACAATCAAAGTACAAGCAGCTGAAAACTACGAAGCTGTTTGGACGGATGTGTCTGAAGCACGGCAATATCTAGATGCCACAGTGAGTGATTACTTTAACATCGTAGGATTCCATCCCTTGTTGAGATTGGCCATGAACAACAGCATTGGATATGGTGCCACCGGCACTGCCACGGTGGTCGATGGAGTGGTCACTGGAATCAGCTTGACCAATCTAGGACAGTATTATGTGGCTGCACCATATGTTCAAATTTTGGGCAACGGTGCAGGGGCCGAAGCAGTGGCTACTGCCAGCGGCGGCGGTACTGTTGGATCGGTCACAGTGACCAATGGTGGTTCAGGCTATCTACCATTGCAATTCCAAGGATCATTGGCTGCCACAGTAATATTCTCAAATGGATTGATAAAGAACGTACAGTACCGATAATCGTTGCTATTGCCAAACAAATCTGTTAAACTATACGGATGCTAGACATCCTGCAATATCTGCCAGCGAAACGAAAAGCCACACCTTCGGGTTGGGTATCGTTTAACGCTGTGTGCTGCCAGCACAATGGCAGCTCAGCAGATCGTCGCAGTCGCGGAGGTCTCAAACCCACAGAACAGGGTTGGAGTTATCACTGTTTCAATTGCAATTACACCGCCAGCTTTATCCTTGGTCGTACATTAAGTTATAAGGCCCGAAGGCTCTTGGGCTGGTTAGGTGTGCCCGACGCAGAGATTGATGCGTTGAACTTGGAAAGCCTACGATATCGTAGTGTGCATGGTATCCTGGACGATCGCCAAAGAACGTTCAATGTCCTGGCAGGTATTGAGTTTGAAGAACGAGAACTGCCACCATTTAGCGAGTTGTTGATTGATACGTATGAATATCAAGAATACCTACGTTCAAGAAAAGTACCTGATGACTACCCTGTAATGGTACAACTTCATGAAGAAAGATCCTGGAAAAATCGACCCAGCGTGATTATTCCGTTCACACACAATGATCGCATAGTAGGGCACACACAACGATTCTTGGATGATCGCGGTCCCAAATACATTACTGACAGTCAACCGGGATATGTGTTTGGAACAGATCTACAGCACAACAACTGGACCCATGCAATTGTGGTAGAAGGTATATTTGATGCGCTGTGTATCGGTGGGCTGGCAGTGATGCACAGTACCATATCGGACGAGCAGGCACGATTGATTCGCAGCCTAGGCAAAGAAATCACAGTGGTTCCAGATCAAGATTCGGCAGGTATGGAACTGGTGGATCGTGCTGTGGAACTGGGATGGGCTGTAAGCATGCCACCTTGGCCGTCAGACATCAAGGATGTGAATGACAGTGTGGTTCGTTATGGGCGCCTGGCCACTTTGCTGACTATATTTGAAAATAGACATACCAGCAAGATCAAAATTGAAATGCGAAAACGTAATCTACTAAAGCAATTTTAAAAATAACATATGAATAAATTCAAACACCTAAAAAAAATAATGAACGAAAATCCAACAATAGGTGGTAACACACAAATGATGGCGTACCGAGGTGTTACGGCTTGGTTTTCTAAGAACAACAATTTTGATCAGTTGGAGTTTGGCAATGATTTTGACACCACTGTGATTGATGATTATAATGCTGGATCAGACCTGACTGCATACCATGCTTATGGACAATTACTTGAAGGTCACATTGACTACTGGTTTCCAGTTGATCAAGCTCGGAATTGTGTGGTTTTTGCTGGATACAAAAATTTAACTCAATATCCCAACAATGTAACAAGCATAGGTTTTGATTTTTTTGACAACATGGTGTACGAAATATTTTCTAGGCCGTGGTTTTACAACGAAGTAAATCGTCTGGGCGTTGAACATGCTGAATATGATGTGTGTGTCCCAATGGGATACTATAGAACGCACAGGCATTTGTTTTTGCAATATCTTGCCGACACTCAAGAAAATCTAAAAATAGTAACTGACAGCAGGCAAAATATATTGCCAACTGAATTCACTTTTGATAGTTTGAATATGGAACCTTATCTTAACAAGGTAGGAACATCTAAGTTTGAATGCCATACCACCCAACAAAGTTTTTATCAACTAAATGGCAGCATGGCATTGATGCAAATGCCGCATAAACTCATGCATGCTGCTTGCCGGGTGAATGTGGCATTGGAAACCACAGTGAGAGATACTGATCAACCATACCTGACCGAAAAAACTTACAAAATACTAGCACAGGCTAGACCTTTTGTGATTTACGGTGATCGCAACACATTAAAAAAATTGCAATCAAAAGGGTTTAAAACATTTGATAAATTTTGTGACGAAAGCTATGATCAAGAAACCAATCACGAAGTACGAGCAAAAAAAGCAGTTGACGCAGTACATCAACTGATAGAGGCCTGCCACTCTAGCCCTGAAGAAATTAATAACATCTGTAGATTCAATCAACATAACTATTTCAATCAAGAGAGAATGCACAATGAGTTGGCAGACTTTGGAAAATTATGTTTAGATCAAGTATTCATTAGGAGTTAAATTGTTAAAAGATTACGGAATTGAAGTACAAAAATTATTCTTGGAAATGATGTTGGAGGATGCTGCCAGCTATGTGCGTGTGCAGAACATTTACAATCCAGAAAACTTTGATAAGAGTCTACGACCTGCGGCTGTGTTTGTCAAAGAGCACAGCGAAAAGCACAAAACTCTGCCGGACATTGCACAGATTGCAGCCACCACTGGCATCCGACTGCAATCAGTGCCAGACTTGAACGAAGGACATTACGAATGGTTCATGGAAGAGTTTGAAGCATTCACCCGCAGGCAAGAACTAGAACGTGCTATCTTAAAATCAGCAGACCTGTTGGAAAAGGGCGAATATGGTCCTGTAGAAAAACTGATCAAAGACGCAGTACAGATCAGCTTGACCAAGGACATGGGCACAGACTATTTTGCCAATCCCAGCGAACGCATCAACAAATACTTCAACTCAGGTGGACAAGTGTCAACAGGGTGGCCACAGCTGGATCGACTGCTGTATGGTGGATTCAGTAGAGGTGAGCTGAACATTTTTGCAGGCGGTTCGGGATCAGGCAAAAGTTTGGTCATGATGAACATTGCACTCAACTGGTTGCAACAAGGACTCAGTGGTGTGTATGTCACACTGGAATTGAGTGAGGACTTGACCAGTTTGCGAACAGATGCCATGCTCACCAACATGAGTACCAAGGACATACGCAGAGACATTGACACCACCGAGCTCAAGGTCAAAATGATGGCCAAAAAGTCGGGCAACTATCAGGTGAAAGGATTGCCAGCACAGAGCAATATCAATGACATACGATCATATCTAAAAGAGTATCAGATACAAACAGGCAAAAAAGTAGACTTTGTGATGATTGATTACCTGGATCTGTTGATGCCAATCAGTGTGAAAGTCAATCCCAATGATCAGTTTATCAAAGACAAATATGT